AACATTGTTTTAGTTGATCGCCTTATGACTGGTTTCACAAGTGGTCAATACCTCTTACCTTTAGGATATCTGGTGGGACAAGCTTGTAGTTTAGTGATTGAGTTAGAAGATGCTTCAACAGCTTTAACTTGCGAAACTCCAGCTAATTGTACAGCAGGATATAAAGTCGAAAATGTTCAGATAAGAGCTAAACAGATTAGGTTTAATGCTATGTTCAATGAAAGTTTCGAAAGAACTTTAGCTGAAGCAGGTAACGTAGGCATCAATTATATCACTGAAAGTTATTTACACAATCAAGCCAGTATTCCAGCTTCTACAGGTGCGGGTGTCACAAATATACCTTTCAGCACCAATCCACGATCTGCTAAATACATTTTAGCCACTGTTCGAGCAGAAGCTGATATAACAGATGTATCAAAACATTCGATAAGAAATAGATCAGGTGGATCTATTCAAGAATATAGTTGGGAGATTTCAGGCAAAACTCTCCCCTCCCAGCCCATACAAGTAAACAATACAGCCAATGCTCAGAACTATGCTCAAGCCTACGCTCAAGTGCTTGACTGTCTCGGGCAAATTGGAGCAATCAATCATAACACACTTGTATCGACTGCTGGAACTAATACATTGTTTTACAGTGATACTATTGGAACAGCATGTAAATTCGTTGCTGGTTTGCCTCTTGAAGACTTCAATTCAGCCACAAATCCGTCTGTTTACTCTGGAGCTAATCTTACAACAGTTGGTCAAATGAGTTTCCGACCAAATTTCCGTGCTACTGTGTCAAATGCTCACCGTGTTGATTTCTTCACCTCTATCGACATGTCAATTCACTTTACCGTCGATGGCAGACTTTATTCGGTCAAATAAAAAATTTATTAATTTTCAGTGGCGTCAGTGCCAAATAAATTGTTAATTAAAAATGAACAAAAAAAAAATATATGTTATAAATATATATAAAATGCCTTATCAGAGATTAATGCCAAAGAATAAACGTCAACAGCAACCTCATTCGCTTTCTTTACCAAATACAACTCCCCGAACAGATCCAGTTATGGTTAAGGGAGATATGGTTATTTCAAGGAACTTTACTTATAAATTTAGAACTTATTAAAGTGTCGATTTTTTGATGTCAATTATAGATATTAGTCAACAAAATCGACACAATTAAATTTTAATTAAATTTTAATTAATTGATAAATAAACAATTAATTAATATTTAAATTTTTTTTATATATTTATAGTATAAATAATGCCAAGAACAAAAGGAGCAAAAGACAAAGTTGAAAAAAGAGCAATTAATACAAAAGCAACACCAGCAGAACGACAAGCGTTAAACGTGATGAGAGATATTAAGTTAAAAGATTTACGCAAAGGCAAAGGAGCAGGTCGCCCAATGATGCCCACAAAAGGTGGTAAATTAAGCAGAGAAGAACTCAATAAAATGCGAGATGAATTATTAAAAGATGTAAGAAAAGACTTAGGAATGAAAGCTGGTCGACCCAAAAAAGCAGTTACACAAATGCGTGAGAAAAAATAAATTAAATAAAATTAATTTGTTATATAATAATATATAATAATGAGTTTACTTGGATCAATTGGTGGAAGTGTAATTCGTGGTGGTTTAATAAAAGGTGCTTTGAAAGGAGCAGTAAAAGGTCTTAAAGCTGGAGCTGGAAAAATAGTGAAAGGTATTAAAAGAGGAGGAAAAAAATTAGTAAAAGGAGTTAAAAAAGGAGCAGATAAAATTGTGCTTGGAGGTAAAAGGTTAGCTGGGCAAATAAAAGCGTTACCTGATAGTTTTAAAAGAGCCAAAGCATCAGCTTTTCCGAAAAAACCACAGGTAATGGGAATTACAAAAAAAGGTAAAATTATGATAACAAAAGCACCTGTTGGTAGAAGTTTTCCCGAAAAAGTTTCAACATTCTTTAAACAATTTTCAAGATTTCAAAAACGAGCAGGGGATAAAGTAATAAGAAAAGAACAAGCAAGTAGGATAGCAAAAGTACTTGATAGAGTAATGAAAAATGAAAAAAATTGGGAAAAAGTAGTAAAAAAATTAAAACCTAATGATACATTCATGAGCAGAGCTACTCAGAAAGTTTTGGGAGCAATTGAAGGAGGAAAAAAACTTATAAAAACAATGTTTAAAGAAGGTGCTGAAAATGTTGCTGTTGATCAAACATTTCAATTGGCTGGTAAGGCTGGTTTAGGTTTGGCTGTTGGGGCTGTTTCAGGAGCAACAACAGGAGCAGTTATTGAAAGTAAAAAATAAATAAATAAATAAATTAATAATTAATTAATTAATTAATTATTTTATATTTAAAGTAAAATTTAGGAAAAATAGATAAATCTAACTGTGACAGTTTTTGTCATACTTAGTTTTATAAATCTAACTATGATAAAAATGAGCATAAAAATATATTTTTATGCTTAAAACTGTCATAATTAGATTTAATAAATCTAAAAATGACAGTTTTTGGCATATTTAGATTTATTTGCGTTAAATTTAGCAAAAAATAATAATCTATGGAATATATATATGACTTCTTTTGTGTATAAACTATTTTGCCCTGAAGAACCCGATGACTTTTATATTGGATCAACTAACCGCAAGTTAACACGTAGAGTTAATGAACATCGGTATGATATTAGAACAAAACGATGGTCTCAGAAAAAGGCGGATTATTTTTCTGATAAAGTCGATAAAATAAAATGTGAAATAATTGGTACTTATTTTAATATAAATAAAGATGAATTATTACGACATGAGAGATATTATGTTGAAAATTTAAAACCCACACTTAATTCATGTTGTCCAGTTAGAGATAAAGGTGAATATAAAAGATTATATTATTTAAAAAATAAAGAAAAGATTTGTGAAAAAAGAAAAGAAATAGTTGAATGTGATATTTGTGGAAAAAAAGTTTCACGCAGAAATTTAAATAGACATAAAAAAAGTAAAAATTGTAAAATTAATACTGGATTTGAATAAATATAATGTTTAAATTAAAATATTATATTTATATATAAAACTATAATGGGATTATTTGATTCGATAGGAAATGTTGTAAAAGGTGTAGCAGGTGATATTGGAAAAGGAATAAAAAGAGGTACTGGTAAAATTATGAAAGGAGTTAAAAAAAATGTATTAACTAAAGGTTTTGGTAAGGGATTTATGCGAGGTTTACGAACTGTAGGAAGAGCTTTACAATTACCAGCAAAAACAATACAGGGTAATGATCCATTAGCTAAAAAGATGGGTGGAGCTGGTTTCTTGTCACCTATCAGTTTAGGAGCTGATATTGCTCTAGCACCTATTACTGGTATTGGTTATCTCGAAGAATTAGCAGGAGATAGAGGATTACAAAAAAAACTTGCTTCGGGAGATCCGAACACAATTATTGATACTACATTCGCTGGTTTAAGTTTAGTCCCTATGTCAGGTGCTAGTAAAGTCGCAAAAAAAATAGGTAGAGGAGCTAAAGGTGGGATTAAAAAAGCAGGTCGAGCTTTGGGATCTGCTTTAAAAGGCTTATTTTAAAAGTGTCGAAAAGTTTGATTTATTTTTATAATTGAATTTAAAAAATCGACACATTTTATTTTTTTTTATTAATATAATAATATATATATATGGATTCTGATAAAAAACAAGATAAGCAAATCAAAGATTTACAAAAGAAATTAAAAGATCTTTCGGAGAAATACTTAAAGATACAAAAGAAAAAAACAAAAGATCCACAAAAGTTTAAAAAAATAAAAAATAGACTCAAAAAAAAACAAACTAGTACTAATAAATCAGAATTAACAAAATTAATTCAAATGCTTCAATCTGCTGGTAAAACAGCTGAAAGAGCTTCAGGGTTACCAATTCAACAAGCTTTAGCTCCAACGCAAATAGGCACGACAGCTGGAAGAATTTTACAAGGTCAAATTGGCGATAAATTAAAAGGAAAACCTGTTGAAGATTGGAATAAATTTAAAGATGCTATGGTAAATATTCGTGATAAATATAATAATAATACTTTATCAATGGCAGATATCGCAAATTTGTATGAAAGCGGAAAAGAATTTGCTGATACTGTTCAACGTAATTTACCTACAAGAGAACAACTTGAAACACAATACAATAATGCCAAAGATATTTATGATTATTTATTAAGATTTATTAACAGAAATAGACCTGCTAGAACTAATCCTGTAAATATTGATGACCCTCCTCCTGCTCAAGGCAATCAACAACAACAACCTCCACCCCCACCCCCTCAAGGTCAACCTCCACCTCCGCCTCCTCAAGGTCAAGGTGGTCAGCAACAACAAGAACAACCTCAACAAGAACAGCAACAAGAACAACAACAGCAACAGCAACAGCAACAGCAACAGGAACAAAGTGGATTTAGTAATTATTTAACTAACATGATGCCTAATCCTTTGGCGATGGGGGCTGGATTATTAGGTGGAGGTGTTTTATTGAGAAATAGATTATTTAATAGGAGAGTTAATCGTGATAATAATGTTTTGGTTGAAAGAGTAATGGAACAAGGTGGTAGGGGTTTGGCTGAAGCCGTTGCTGGTGGTGTTGCTCAAGAATTAACAAGACCTAGATTAGATTCAACTCAAGATTTACAAGAAGAAATCCGTAACAATCAATTAGACCAAGAACAGAGAAATGATAGGTTTTCTGAAACGTTACGACGAATGCGAGAAGAACGAAACATGCCCGATAGACCAATCAAAGAACAACGACCAGCTATGCGAGAGCGTGATAATGAGCAAAATTTAAGACAAGAATTTGGAGCAAGACAAAGAGATAATGATGAACTAAGAAGATCACAATCTTCCGAATCCACTCCTATTCCAAGAGAAAAGCCTAAAAAAGTTCGTGGTGCTAGGGAAATGATGAGGACATCACAGGAAGGGGAGGAATTTGTTGAAAGGGGAACAGTAAATCGAGCATCACCTGAAGTTGCTGAACAAATGGACAGGGTTTCAGGGTCAAGAGAACCTGAAATAATGAGAGTTGTGCTTCAAGGAAATTTACAGTCGCGATTCGGCGACGCACTAGCTCAATCGGCAGAGCCTTTTGCGGGAGAAACATTTCCATCATTCACAGAGACGGAACTGGTTGAGGGTAATTAGTTTACAACGAATAAAATAGGGTGTCGATTTTTTCGATTCAATTATAGAAATAGATCAACAAAATCGACAAATAAAAATGTTATATAATAATAATAATGAGTGACGTCAACAAATTAAGATATTTGCCAAGACAACCCATAGAAATAATATTAAATAGTAAAAGAGGCACACAAATCGGTTCTACAGATGGACATAAACGTTTTGAATTAGATAAAGAGATCGTTGCTAGAAAAGATGAGAACCTTTTGCTTTATTTAAAAAAGGCATTTATACCTTTTAGTTTTTATTGTGTATCAGCAAATCAAAATAATAATATATTTCAATATACTGAACTACAAACTGGAGGAAATAGTTTCTCAAATAAAATTACTGTACCTGATGGTAATTACAGTATTACAGAACTATTAACTATATTACAAACTGACATGAATAACGCTGGACAAACAATTAATTCAACTAATAATAAATTTGAATTTAAAGAAACAAAAACCAATGGAGCAACTGCTGAATATACATTAACACTTACGTCAGGTGATTTTACAATTAGCGAGGTATGTGCTGAACTTAAAAGTCGAATGGAAAGTGCTTCATCAGCTGTAGGATTTAATTATACATATAATGTAAGTTTTGATTCAAGCACAAATAAAGTGACTTTTGCCCTTACGGGTGGCACTCTTGTTCAAAAAACAAACTTACTTTTTTCGGGAGGGATTTTTGCCAGTACTAGCGTTGGATCAGTAATAGGTTTTACTGCTGATGTTGAAATAACAACAAGCAGTTCAGCGACTTCAGATGGAACATGCGACCCTAACGCTGGTCATGATTTCAAATATACTCTTAGTTATGATGTTAACACAAATAAAGCATCATTTTTAATCGCTAGTGGAACTAATCCAAGTAA